GGTGGACTATGGAATCCAATACAATTCGTACTGGAGGCCCTCATGCTGACAACACGATCAATACCTTATACAGGTACCGTAGAGTTCCAAATCTGGTACCGAGATAAAGGTACCGAGAAATGGATCAAGGGTAATAAATTCACCCAAGATGTTTCTGCGGAAACCCTGTATACGTACAAGGATTCTGTAAACGACGGGCATTTTGTCCCGGGTGTACACAGAATTAATCCTTATCGTGTATGGAAGAGGGTATACAATTGGGAAGATGGAAATCTTCCAGTTGTATATGGTAGCGACGCAACAAGGGAGTATAAGTTTGTGATGACTGGGCCTTTGCCCTTAATTCATCTCAATACTATTTACCCCTATAGCGGCTCTATCGACTCAAATGTCAACGGTTTAGACGGTTATGCCTTGCAAAAGGCGTACGCTAAGCTGCGGGCGAATCAAGTCGGTTTTGGTGAGAATCTCGGTGAAATCAGAGAGACCACTAAAATGCTACTAAACCCACTTGAGAGTCTCAGAAAATTCTTCTGGGACAACGGTGAGCGCAACCTAAGAGACTTGAAAAAGCTTTTAAGAATTGCTGGCCGTCGTGGGCGCGGATTGAAGCACTTAAGTAAAGATACCTTGCGTACCGCAAGTGATACCTGGCTAGAACTTCGCTATGGTATGTATCCTCTTATGAAAAGTGTTCAGGACTTGATCGAATTGGCCAATAACCAGTATGCCACCTTACTTAATACGATTTACTCCGTCAGATCAACGAAGGAAAAATCGCATGTATGGAATGGCGCACCGGCTGCCACCCTTGATAGGGGGCACGCTAGTAACTTAATTACCAGTACTATCAGTCCGTGGATGTCCGATTATATCGGATGTCATGCGTCTGTTCAGTACCGAGTTACTAGTGATCAGAGTTTACCCGATGTTTTAGGTGTGACTCCGAGATTTTGGCCTGAGCTTGCCTGGGAATTAACCCGGTTAAGCTTTGTAGTGGATTGGTGGTATGATGTCGGTACTTGGTTAGGATCATTCAGATTTACTCCGAATGTTGAAATCCTAGGTAATACCGTATCAACCAAGGTTAACAGGACTGTGTCCTTCAGGGGTCGGTATAGACTGACCTATTTTCCTGGTAATGGATCTGGCGCCGATTTCACCGAAGGGTATATTCATACCCTATGGTTTGATCGAGTGGTTAACCAAGACCTCCCCGTACTTCCACATTGGAAGCCGGATGTAACCAGTTTGTGGCATACAATTGATGCTGCAAGCCTAATTGTGCAGAATCTTCTGCGTAAATTTTAGAGCACTTTACTGTGCAAGGAGAATGCCATGTCGTTAGATGGTATAACCCTAATGAACGACGCCACTGGCATATCTGTCACTGGTGGTACCGGGACCGTATATGAAGATGACGGCCTTGAGGTACGCAACGGTATCCATGTTGTTGATACTACGGAAGCTGACTTCCTTGATAGGAAGCACATCACCTTGAGAAACAGACCTTATAGTTTACAGAGTGATGGAAGCTACTCAAAAGGAGTTCGTAGCATCGTTGTTACGATGCCACATGAACTCGCCGACGGCACCAGATCTTTCGGTGTTGTCAGGTTATCTTTTGAGTTACACCCTGAATTGACTGCTGCTCAAATTAACGAGCTACGGCGTCTCGCTGCGCAAGTGGCGAACGATGCCGAGACAGACAATTTCTTCCTGTACGGTTCTACCAAATAGAACGTACTAACTCGGGTCGGGTTAGCCCGACTCGTTCTTTAGTATACCGACTAAGGAGCAAACTATGAAGGTTAAAAGTAATGCGTATCGTAAAACTTATGATACGGATGGCGTGGCCAGAAAAACATGGCTATGCCTTCTCAAGGATTTCCGCAAATTTGAAGGGCTTGATTTTTGCGCTAGTGCTCATCGCGAGTTTATGGCTGGCATACCCACATTCCGGGGATATTCTTTTCCGGATATTGGATACGTTAGTCCATTCCGCTTTCGAGCCTATAAGCAACTAGCTGGCCTATTCAAAAAGTATCGCTTCCAACAAGATCTTTATACGGATGATGAACTTGAGGCACTCACCCATCAAAAATTCATGGATGAGCAAGTTCATTTTTCTACGTTTACCCCTTTGTCCGAATTAGGACATCGTGTGGCACAGCGTGCCAGAAGTATCGCGCGTAGAATCCTCGGTAAGTACAACCCCGAGGATACCGTCTTGTTGGCAAGATTTGGAAAGAAGAGCTCCATTGGATGCCCGCTAAGCCTTGCATACATCGATCATAAATTGACCGATGTTAAGGCATTTACAGGCTCATCGGAATGCAGCAGTTGGTTTTTCGAGTCGGTCCTACCTCAGGATGAGATTCTTAAATCCCTTGTAGTTGCTATGGGTATAACATCGCCCATCGACAACCGAAAACTGCAGCATAACTCCTTGAAACTCGTCAATGTTCCAAAAAGCTGGAAAGTGCACAGATCGATTACGCCATTAACACTCTTAAGCTTATTTTATAGCTATGGAGTTGGCTCACAGGTAGAAAATTGCCTGGAATCGGAGGGCCTCTGTATCTCGGATTTACAAATGAGACACAGAATGCTCGTGAAAAAGTTTAGCATAAGTCGCAGCCATGCGACCGCTGACTTGACTAGTGCATCACAGTCACTTACTAGTGACACTTTAAACCGCGTACTGCCACGAGAGTGGTATGTAGCCATTCGAAGAACTTTTTCCCGACAGCTTGACTGTAAAGTCAACGGGAGGAAGTCGACGATGTATACCTCATCAGTATTACCGATGGGTAATGGTTTAACTTTTCCAGTCGAGACTTTAGTGTTTTATTGTATTCTAAAGTCGATCCAGGAACTTACTGGAGTACAGGGTCTCATCTCCGTTTACGGGGATGATTTAATATACCCTTCCAAGCTACACAAATACGTTGTCCGGATTTTTCCGGAGTTCAGGTTTATTCTCAATCTGGATAAAACTTTTGTGTCAGCGTACTTCAGGGAATCTTGTGGTTCTGATTACTACCGTGGCGTTGATTCGCGGCCTGCAATGTTACCGCAGGCTCAGATTAATGCTACTCCAACGCAACATTTGTCCTGGTTATACAAAGCGTATAATGCTTTGAGTCGCAGGTGGTCAGAAGACGAAATATCAAGCACTCTGTATATGTTATTAACAGAGATTGCTATGGTAACGTCCAAGATTCATCGTGTGCCTCCTAGCTATCCAGACACTGCAGGGATAAAGGTTGATACTCCAAGCAAAATACCGCTTGGCGCATCCGTTTTACCCTGGTTACCCATTAAACTACGCTTTACCAATGGGTCGCGTTGGTTCCAATTCTCTTTCATGTCAGCCGTTGCCCCAAAGAGGGCAGTTGAGAGCGTTTTGCCGTATTATTGGCTTGCTCTGAACGGTGGTGACGACATTCCCAAGGAGTACGACAACTTCTGGGAGACCGATTTTAGTACTCTTCATCCACATGAACCAAGAAGTACCGGTTTATGTTGGACGAAGTACAAACGTACTAGATGGGTCCGTCGTAAAAATGGAAAGGGTAAGAGGAAGATTAGAACCGTGAGGTACCGGCCGGAGTCGGCAGTGAAATCCTTCACGCTGTTGACCGAGGTCCAGTCACCAAATGGTGGTGGACGAGATGGGATCCATAATTCCGATTGGATCTAAG